CGACGGGGACGCTGACGGCGAAGGGCGCGCTTGCTGGTCAGTGCGATATCGTGTTTGGCGGGTCTGCATACGTAGAGGCGCCGGAGGAAGAAGCACAGGCAACTGGTGGGTGGGTGCCTAGATGGGAACCCCCTAACCCGCCAAGCAGCGAAGAAGTCAGGCGACGGCGAGAGGAACTCGGCATTCTCCCGCCGCGCGTGCGGCGCGCTGTCGAGGCGGTCGCCGAGCGTGAATTGGCCTCGGCAGTTGACGAGGGCGGACTGCGCCAGGCGTACGCCGAGATAGAGTCAGGCGAGCTTCAGAGGCGCGTGGAGCGGCAGTACAGGGCAGAGGGGGGCGGGAGACGAGGCAGGCTTCCTGCGGCCGTTCCTGCCATTCTGCGCACGATCATCGAGGACGGCCTTGCGCGCATCGCTCGTCAGAAGATGCAGGCAGACAGCATTGCCATTGCTGCGCAGGCGGAGGAGCGCGATATCAACGAAATCCTCGCCCTCTGGATCAGGATGTAGCGGAACGCGCCCCGCACAAGGCCGCTATCTGGCGGCTTTTTCATTGGCGCAACGAGGTACGACATGGAAAACGACACGACTGCCACGGCAGAGGTCGAACTGCAGACGCCGATCGGCGAACCGCAACCGCACGAAGTTCAGGGCGAAGCACCGGCGCAGGAAACGCCGGCAGAGAAGCAGCGCCGAATCGTCAGGCTCATGGCGAGCGAGATCGAACTGCCTGACTTTGACGACTCGGACGTTGAACTGCCAGAGGAAACCCGCGCCAGGCTGCGTGAACGGATCGAGTCTGTCTACGGCCGGTTCGAGGAAGTAGCCGGCCAACTGAACAAGGGCGTCGACAGCAAGTTCAAGGAAGCGGCGCAGGCGCGGCAGGCGATCGAGGCCGAACGCGCACAGGTTCAGCAGTGGCGGCAGATGCAGGAGACACTGCTGCAGTCCGACCGCGAGGCGGTGGCGCTGTGGCAGCAACTCGAGCCGTACCAGCAAGTCGACTGGTACGCCCAGATCCAGCAGGCGCCGGACGCGGAGACGAAGCAGCAGATCCGCGACCTGAAGGACTGGTACGAGAGCAACACGCGGAAACTGAATGAAGCGGCGGGCCGATCGCGGTCGATCCGCCAGCAGGAACTTGCGCAGGCGACTGTCGAAAGGCAGCATCTTGTGCAACGCGGTCACGAAGTCCTGAAGCAGCAGATCAAGGACTGGGGACCGGCAAAGCAGGATCTGGTGACGAGGACGATGGCCGAGTACGGCATCGGCAAGACGCACCCGAAACTGGACGAAGCGGCAATACTGGCTATCGATAGTCATCCCGGACTCATCATGGCCTTGCACGACGCTGCGCTGTACCGCGCGAGCCTGAAGAAGGCCCAGACGGCATCGCAGCCTGAAGCACCCGCACCAGCACGGCCGGCGAGCAAGGTCGGAGGTAACGCCCCAGCGGCGCGCGACCCCGACAAGATGTCTACGGACGAATGGTTGAAGTGGCGCGAATCACAACTTCGCAAGAAGTGACCACCACCCTTTCATCTTGAGGTATCGAAATGGCAAACAGCATCCTGACGCCGACCCAGATCACGCGGGAGGCGCTCCGCATCCTCCACCAGAAGTCGAACTTCGTCGGTTCAATCAACCGGCAGTAAACCCAAACGTCTAGCTGCCTGAGCCTGGTAACAGGCTCTAAGAAAACTCTGTGAACTCGGTGAAACTCTAAATGCCAGCGGTAAAATCTGGCACATGACAATACCGAGCGAAGCTCTGAAGATTTGCGGTACCTGCAAGGCCGAAAAGCCTGTTTCGGATTACTACTTCCGAAAGAAAGGTATCCCGCACAGTTCGTGCAAGGCCTGCTTCATCGCCAAGAACAAGGCGAGGAGAAGCGGGCCGGATAGGGCCAACGTGCTTGCGATGGACAATCGCAGCCTGAGGGCGCTACGGGCAAGAGTGCGGGATCAGGTGTTCAACGCTTATGGCGGATACAAGTGTGTCTGCTGTGGCGAAACCGAGCCAATGTTTCTGACGCTTGACCACATCAACAACGATGGCGGCAAGTTCAGAAAAGAGGAACTCGGCAAGAGAACACATGCTGGGTACCATACATATCGGTGGCTGCTGAAGCATGGCTGTCCGCCGACGGTGCAGGTGATGTGCATGAACTGCCAGCACGGCAAGTTGATGAACAACGGAATCTGCCCGCATCAGAGAACGCGTAACGACTATCCCGAAAGGGAGTACGGCCAAGCGGCCGGAAGCGCAGAGCACCTGCGACAGCAGGTTGAAGAGATAGTCTGATCTGCAGGGAAACTTGCAGCGGCCCGAAAGGGCGGGCGCGGAGTAGCGATCCGCGTTGAACATAAATGATGACAACCGCTTCGCCCAGTCCGGCGCGAAGATCGGCAACACGCTGAACATCCGTATGCCGGCGAAGTACAGCGTCCGCACCGGCGCCACGCTCTCGACACAGGATCACGTCGAGCGCAGCACCCCGCTGACGGTCAACAGCCAGTACGGCGTCGACGCGACGTTCACCACGAACGAACTCACGATGTCGCTGGACGACTTCAGCAAGCGGATCATCGAACCGGCGATGGCGCAACTGGCGGCGAAGATCGAGTCGGACTGCATGACCGACGCGTACAAGCTGACCAACCAGTACGTCAACGCGACGACCAACGCCAAGATGACCTACGCCTACTTCCAGGCGGCAGGCGCACGGCTGGCGCGTTCGCTGGCGCCGATCAGCAACCGCACCGCGCTGCTGAACCCGGCGAGCAAGGTCGAGTTCCTCGACGCTACCAAGGGCCTGTTCCACCAGTCAGAACAACTGGCGAAGCAGTTTCGCGAGGGCATGATGGGGCGCACTGGCGGGTTCGACGTGGGCGAGAACACGCTCATTCCGTCGCACACGACCGGTTCGCTCGCCGGTTCGTCCGTGGTATTTGGCGAGGTCGCGAACACGACCACGGCGAACAGCTGGGTGTCGCAGACGACCATTAGCGTGACCGGCGCAACGTCTGCCAAGACGCTGCTGGCGGGCGACATCATCACCGTGTCTGGCGTGTACGACGTGCACCCCGAGAGCAAGCTGAACACCGGCCGGCTCAAGACCTTCGTCGTGCAGTCGAGCGTGACGCTGACCACGGCCGCGAACACCTACTCGGTGATCGTCAAGCCTGGCATGAACGTCGGCACCGGCAACGGCTTCCAGAACTGCGTCCTGAGCGGCACCACGGTCACCTCCGGTGTCGCCGTGTCGCTGATCGGCGCCGTCTCGACTGCCTTCGCGCAAGACCTGTTCTACCATGAGGATGCGTTCGTCTTTGCGACCGCCGACCTCGAGGACGTGAGCAGGTACGGGGCGTGGGGCGCGCGTGACACGATGGACGGGATCTCGATGCGGATCGCTCGGCAGTACGCGATCTCCTCGGACACCGTGCCCTGCCGGATCGACGTGCTGGCCGGCTTCGCCGGTCTGTACCCGGAACTGGCGGTGCGCCACATGACGACCGAATCGCTGCTGACCGTCTGATCGGCCGGCGGCTCAATGGGGGAGGGCTTCGGCCCTCCCTTTTTCTTTACCAGGGGGATTTGTGGAGAGGAAGCTCGGCCAGAAGCAGGAAAGGATTCACGCCTACGTCGCCACGCCGGCATACGACGGCAAGGTCGACACGGGCTACTCGCAGTCGCTCGCCGAGGCGGCGTTCACCTGTCCGCTGTACCAGGTGCACTTCTCGGCAGCGGTGATGGGCAACGGCGCGTTCATCGAGCTGGCGCGCAACCTGTTTGCCAAGTGGTTCCTCGAGGAGACGGACTTCACGCACCTGTTCTTCATCGACAGCGACCTGAAATTCGAGGCGCGTGCGTTCATCGGCCTTGTCCGATCAGGCAAGCCGATCTGCGCCGGCATGTACCGGCGGCGGCAGGAACCTGAGGACTACCCGGTCGCGCTCGCCGAACACCCGACGCAGGGCGGGCTGTGGGTCGAGGACGGCTGGATCATGGCGAACCGCGTCCCGACTGGATTTCTGTGCATCTCGCGCAAAGTGATCGAGGAGATGAGCGCCGAGGCGCGCGTGCTGAACATCCAGGGGCAGGGCAAGGTGCCGTGGCTGTTCTACACGAAGATCGATGAGGAGGGCCAGTTCATCGGCGAGGACTTTGCCTTTTGCGACGACTACGTGAAGAAGTACGGCGAGAAGATCCCGGTGTGGGCGAGTTTCGACTTCGTGCACGGCGGATACGAGTGCAATTTCGAGAAGTACCTCGAGGCGAAGATCAACGACGAGAAGAAACTGAAGGTGGCCGCATGAGCGCCGTCCTGAAGCCAGTCGAGTATCGCGAGCTGCTGCTCGGCTCCGGCGGCCGTCAACACAAGGCGATCGTGATGGACGGCATGGCGAAGGAGTTCAGCCGCCTCACCACGCTCGACGTGCTTCCAGAACACAACCCGGACGTGGTGCACGACCTGACCGTGATGCCGATGCCGTTCGACACGGACACGTTCGATGAGATCCACGCCTACGAGGTGCTTGAGCATTGCGGAAGGCAGGGGGACTGGCGGCTGTTCTTTCGGCAGTTCGAGGAGTTCTGGCGCATCCTGAAGCCGGACGGGTGGTTCTGCGCGTCGGTGCCGCTGTGGGACAGCGAGTGGGCGTGGGCCGACCA